CATAAAAGTGCTTTGCTATTGCATCAGCATTCATAGCAGTAAATAAAGATTTATGATAACCTGCTGCGTCTTCAATAGTTGATTTATCTTCACCAACAAACTTGTTGACAAAATTATTAAGATCGCTTTGAGTTGTTTTTACTTTATCAACATCTTTAATATTAAACCTGTATTTTTTATCTCCGACATTATATTCAAAACCTTTGAAATCTTGCCCAAAGAAACTATCAGTTTTATTTAAAAATGTTCGTTTACTTACTTCAGTTAGTTTTTTCTGCTCTTCAGATCTGTTGAAAAAATCAATAGCTTCTTGCTGCTCTTTAGTGAGCTTGCTTCCAGCTTTAATTTCTTCATAATATTTAGACTTCTGCCCGTCTAAGTAGGCTCTAGCCTCGGCAACTTGCTCTTTAAGGGCTATTTTCTTTTTACGTATAGTTTTGTCATCATCTACGTCTTCATCAATACCATACGAATCTTCTAATAAAAACGCTCTTTCTTCAGGACTAAGATGTGATTTAGTGCTCCTATAATATTCGTCTAGCACATCGGCATCATCCATTTCTTTTACGTCTCTATTTAATTTTACGTAATCGTTTATATCGCCACCTGTTTCATCCATAAAATCTACAAGCTTTTGTATATTTTCTGGTAACGGTTTACCTGTAACCTCTGCCTGTTCTATAGCTTTAACAGCTTCTTCTTTTACTTGATCAGCCTCAGTAACTTCTTCTATTACTAACTCTGTTTCGACAACTTCCTCCTGTTTAGACTCTTCTTCAACTGATTTAGTCTCAGGTTCTTTAGGTATGGTTACTTTTGTTATCTCTTCTTTTTCTTCAGATATTGGTTTATCTAAGTTAACTTTTATAACATTATCGTCATCAGCAGATTTAAATCTACCTTTTTTATCTCTAGGTTGTTTTTCTGCTTTTATTTCTTCAACCTTTTCTATAGGTTTATCTGTTGTTTCTTCAACAACTTCTTTGTTTTTTTCCATATAATAAAATTTTATAAAATATTAAATATTAAAGAGGTGAGAACTTTTCAATTCCAGCTCCTCCCGTAACTATATCATTACCTGATGATTCAAATTTTTTATCAACATCGCCTTGTTTTCTTTGCTCTATCATATTCATTTGATGTTTAGCTTGTCTATCAACACGTAAATCTTTTCTTGTTTCTCGCTTATCTTCTTTTTCTTTATCTGTGTCTTGCCTCATTCCTTCTAATTGAGAATTTAAATTAAATTCAAATTGCATTAATTCTTTTTTAGCTTGTACTTCAGCTTGTAAGTATTGTGTTTTTAATTGATTTCTTGTTTGCTCTAACTGTGCCTCAGCTTGGGCTTTAGCTTGCGATTTTTGAGCTTCAGCTTGAGCAGCTACTTGTTGAGCTTGTGCGTTTGCTTGAGCTTGAGCTTGTATGTTTTGTTGCTGCATAGCTTGATCTCTTGAAGCTTTAGCTTTTCTTTTTACTTTTAGTAATTGATTTGCTAGCTTAATATTTCTAACAGCCCTTAAATCAATGGCATCATCTAAGTCAATCATTTGCTGTGACAAGGCTACTTGAATATTATTTTCTAATATTTGCTTTTCTTCTTCATCTGGTAATAATTCTATAAATATACCAAAATCATATAAGTGTATACTTTTTAATTCTTCTAAAGTTGCTACATTATGAGCGCCAATAGCTCTTATAAAAGCATCTTTTGTTGGTGAGTATTCTACAACGTCAGATATTCTTAACGACATACACTCTGCAACTTCAGCTGTTAAGTATAGCATCGATTGTAATATGTGTCTAGTAGCTGTATTTGAATTTGCAGCAGCTAATTTTTGAACACCTACTAAAGCATTTTTATCTGGTGTAGCAGCATCTCTAGCTTCGTTTAATCCTGTTGTATCTCTTATCATTTGTAAATAATAATTATACGTACTAATTAAACTTTGTATTTTACCGCCATTAACACCGTTGTTAATTTGTTGTATTGGTACTTTACCTGGATTACCAGTTCCTTCAGATGTAAAGCTTCTACCTATAACGCTACCAGTTTGAAAGAACATGTTTAATGCTTCTTGTGGATTGTAGTTCGTGCCGTTACCAAGATCAACTTCTGCTATTCCATCAACATCAAGATAAACACCATCTGGTACCATACGTGACATTACTTGCTGTAACTTTAAGTGTGTNAATTGTATCATATCAGCAAAACCTGTTATTCTATTAACTAACGATTCAATTTTACCTTTATACATTCTAGGNGCTACAATTTGATAATTCATTTTGACACTAGTAAAATCAGAATCTGATCTCATCATATTGTCAGCCATTTTCCATCTTAATAATTTATCTGCNCCTATTATATAAACACCTTCAAACAANACTTCTACTACTCTTTCTAGTTTGCTAAAATTACCATCCATACTTTCTACTGGTGGNTCAAATGTNTCATCTTTTTCTATAACTTTTTCAGCGCCACTACCTAATTTTTTTAATTTGTACACATTATTCATGTGTGTTTTATAATTGAAATACAAAACTTCAATTTTATTTTTATCGGTATTTAATCTATAATTAGATTGATTATATATTGTTTGGCCAGAGTTATCTGTTATTTCTTTTATATCTACTTCCGTTAATTCAGGGAACTCTTTTACTAATTCGTTTATTGGTATTTCTTTTACTTCACCTACGTAATATATATCTTCAAAATAAGGTGATTCAGTATAAGAGTAAACTAAATTAGCTGGATCAACGTATTTAACCTTAGCACCATCAGTCCAATCAAAAGTAGTTTTTGTTGCACCTATACCTAGTGTAACTAAATCATAAAGACATCTTCTTCTAATAAGATCGTAATCACTATTTTCCATTAATACGTCAATAGCTTGTTCTTCAGCAATCTCTATAGCTTGTTTATAACCTAGTTGCATATGTAATGCTAACTCCTCTTCATTTTGAGGTAAAGTTTCTTTATCATTTTCTGTTATATCTATACCAAACTGCTCTTGTACTAAATTAGCAAAGTCTTTAGAACGCATGTCCCTTAATATAGATTCCATGTATTCAGTTCTTTTGTTTACTCCATATTGATCTTGCGCAAAGCAATTAATTTCATAATTTCTTTGAGACATTCCGTTTACTACTATATCAACAAATTTTGGAATAATTGGAACTGGCTTCCAATCTAAATTAAGGTAGGATAAATCACCATTTATAGATAATTCATTTTTATATTTTTGAACTGATTGCTCTCCTCTTGCATATAATCTTAATTGATGAAAATCATTTATATTACCACCAAATTTAGATGTAGTACCGGAAAACCATTCTTGCCTTATAGCTTTTGCAACTTCAAGTCCGTAATCTTCAGAAAGCTTTTCTAAATCGCTAACCGCTTGCGATGGAAAATTTACACGAGAGTATGATATCATATTTTATTCTTTATTATTGTAGATTGAAATCCTTTATTATTGTATTTCAATATATTTAAACTTATTGGTTGTTTTTTAGTTTCAGGGTTAGGTCTATATAAATGTCTATTGCAAGCCATTATTGCTAAACCTGTGCTAATTGAAGCATCATGCTTTGTTCTTCTATTTATATCAAACTTTGACCAGTCATTTAAAGTGTCATTAAAATACATGGTACCGTAAGTGCCGTCTTTAAGTAAACCAACGTGGTCGTTAATATACATCTCAATTGCAGCTGCATGAGCTTGTTTTATATCTTCACTAGAGTTTGGTATACCACCAACTTCTTTTTCTGCTACAGATAATTTATTCCAAACTTTATCTGGTCTATTCATACTAAATCCTCTATAACCTCTTCTTCGTAAATAGTATAATAATCTTGGTTTATTGTTCTCCGCGAGTATAGGCATACCATAGAATACTAATGCCATTAAAACATCTTCAAAAAATATCTCAGCTGTTTGAGGTCTAGCTATATATTCTAAAAAGAAAGTATTTGCTGGAGCGTCTTCCATTGAAAACTTTGTTAACCCATGCAAAGCCCCTTTTGATCCTCTACTATCTACTGTTCCAGATATATCATATGAGTCACAACCAAACGCNCCCATATGTTCATTGCCTGGATATTTTATGCCATTTTTTAAAATAACATTATTTTGTAATCTACCACTNGGTACCCAGCTTACTTTAAATCTACCATTTGGATCTGGATTAAAAACAACNTGTGTATCTTTAACNCCATTAACCCATTGAAAATTACCNGGTGTTAATACAGATGAGTTTTTATTACCTTCATTATAATCTATTTGTTCGTATATTTTTATAAGATTAAATAAACTATTTCTTGTCTCATCTCTAAAAGCGTGTTCTTCAGTTCTTGGAAACTGACGATAAAACTCATTTAATGCGTCTTGATCATCTTTTAAACCATCAGCTTCGTTTTCCCAATGATCTATAACGCCTTGATCTATTTCTAATCCATGTGGATCAAACGTTTGTTCTCTAGGAGAGTTGAATACAGGCTGTCCGTACTCGTCGATGAAACCCTCGTAATTCCATTCCATAGGAATAAACAAAGAATATAATCCTGACTTAGTCTGTCCATTACGATTTCGTTTTGTAACATCTGAATTATAATATAAGTTTTTAAAATTATCACCTCCTTTTTCTAACGAATTACTAGTACTACCCATCATGCACTTACCAACCACTCTACTACCTAATCGTAAACAAGTTTTTGTTACTCTCCAATTATTTTTTATATTATCAGGTCTTTCCCATTTACCACTTTCATCGTGTACTAGTAGAGAAAGTTTTTCACCATCATAACTATTGTCACCAGTATTCTTCCAGTCTATGGTTGTATCAAGACCTTGTATATCATCTATCTCTTCTCTTTCACGTATTTTTTTACGAGTAAACTTTTTTGCAGGTACTCTATAAGCGAGTTCGGACTTTGGTCGGTCCATACCGTCCTGTATTGGTTTGAAGAAGAAAGGATAATTTAAACTAATAGGTACTACTTTATCTGTAAACATTTTCTTTGCATCAGCACCAGTTTTAGACAATATACCAAATCTACTATCACTAGCTAAAGTTGCTAAATTAACAGTTTCAGCTGAACTCATAAATGAAAAACCAGAACGCCTATTTTTTAAATAGCACATTCCGTAACTTCTATTATCTGCTTTACAAGCTTCCCAGAATATAAAAAATAATCTATTAGCTTCTCTAAAGTCTGGAGCACCAACATCAATCTTACTCCATTGCAAATACATATAATGTGTGCCTGTTAAATATGTAGCGACGCCATTGTTCATAAACCAAAAACCTTCTTCTCTTCGTTTAAACTCTTCATCTATATATTCATAGTGTTTTTGTTTAAAATCATCTGGATAACCTTGCCAATCAAAAACAGTTTTAATTCTTTTAAAATCAGGGTTAGCTGGAAATTGTTTCCATTTTTGCTCTGACTTTACTTTACTACAACTATATATTTCTTTAGGTTGTTTAGGTAAAGCTATTTGTAAACCTTGTATTTCAAGTATCTCGCCTATCATACCTGTTTTAGATATACAAACTATATTAGCTTCTTTATTATAACCATACTCCCATTTTTTAGATTTGTTTAATCTTTTAATGGTATTTATCTTTACAGGTTCTACAACCTTTACTAG